CTGACAAGAGACGAAGTGGAAAAGTTGTTTTGGGAATGGAAAGACAGATCAGGTTATTCAATTGCACTTTTTGAATTCAGAAATATCTGTAACGCAATCGAAGCCGCCCACGGCATAAAGGAGTAAGACATGACTCAAGATGAAATCATTCCTTTGAATATAGAAGATGAATATGTACGCAATTATCTTTGGGAGAGGGCTTTAATTGCTATTGATGACCCATGCACAAAAAGTCACCCGCATGAAGACATGAATGAGTATTGCCAACATAAAACAGCACAACTCCAAAAGGAACACAACACATGAGAAAACCAATAGCATGGATGAAAGAACTCGTTCCTCAGAAGGGGCTTGAGTGGCAAGTGGTGTTGACTGCCCATGAAGAGATGGCAAAAGATTGGGAGCAGCCAGTCATACAGCTTTATACAAAACAAGAATGGGTAGGACTGACTGATGAGGAAAAAGCGCAATTTGTTGTTGCGTATTACCCATCAAACTGGGACAGAAAAACGGCAGTATCTTTAATGAACGACTACGAAAAATACCTCAAGGAGCGCAACACATGAGACTAACACGAACTTTTAATGCGGGGCACGACAACCTGTATCTCAACAAAGATGATGTTAACCGACTGCTCAAGGGGCAGATGCTTAAAGAATCTTCATTGATTGTCCAAATGGAAAATCCTGAGCGTGAATGGATAGGTCTGACGGACAAAGAACTTGATGATTTGCATAGAGTGTTAAAAATTCGGCTTATGGGAACTTTTCAAATTAAAGATATTTACCGAGCCATAGAAGCCGAACTGAAGGAACGCAATACATGAAGCGCAAAGAATTACTCATGCGAATCTCTGTTGGTCGATACCATATGGGAACACTGATGGACTGGTTTGATGCATTTGAGGACTGGGAAAATTACTTGATATCTGCCGTCTTATTCCATGAATACGATAAGCTGTTGAAAAAAGAACTTAAGGAGCGCAACACATGAAGACACCTGAAGACGAAGAGTTTGAGCGCATTGAGCGTGATCAAAAGAGAATCATAGAAACACAACAGGCGTTGCGGGATGAGCTGAAGCTGGCCAGTAAAGCGTTTGATGTTGCATATGAGAACTACAAGCGCAACGAAGTATTAGAAGAGGTAGCCCAAGAAATCGAGAAGTTCAAGGGATTTGGGGAAGACACCATTGCATCATTTACCGTTTACATTCGTGGGATGAAGAGATGACCAGAAAACCTCCATCAAAAGAGTTTTGTTTAAAAATAGCAGAAGCCGCCTTCTACACTCGAGATACTTTTGGAAACAAATATTGGGAGTGGCTATTCAGATGGGGATGGCATAAGCACTGGGTTGAAAATTACTGGTACAATAATTAACAAAAGATTAAATTAACCAAAAGTAAATGATAGAGAAGATTAAGACGTACAACGCCAAAATGAGGGGAGAAGTACGCAACAGAAGGCTTGAAGTTGTAGTGGATTTTATTTACAAATGCACCCACTGTGGTACAATATGGAGAACTAAAGATGACACAAAAGCTCACAACTGCCGCGAAAAAGACGCCTGCGACCAAAAAAGTTGCTAAGAAAGTCACCGCGCAAAAGGTAGTGAAGACAAAGGCTGAGAACCAGATCGCGCCGCGGATGCCAAAGCCAGAAGAAATACCAGACAAAGACTGGATGAACTGGGTGGAATACGCCCAATCCAAGCTGAGATACCTGGAGAACAAGGTAGCGTCGCTGACAGACGAATTGGCCGCCCAAAAAGCTTCAAACAAGCGCCTGAACGACAGATTCATGCAGGGATAGCAAATCCCAAGGGATTAAGTTAAACTAAAGCCAGTGCATAAGACTTTTAAAGGATAAGGGAATGCCTGACACCACACACACAGATGCGCCGCCAAAGAAAATGGGCCGCCCATCAAAATACTCAGATCATTTAGCTCAAGTCATCTGCGTTCGTATAGCAGAAGGAGAGAGCTTAAACAAAATCTGTAAAGATCCAGATATGCCAGAAAGAGTAACAATCTATCGGTGGCTGATGGAAAAAGAAGACTTTTGTAACATTTACACGCGCGCACGAGAAGACCAAGCCGATACAATGGCCGACGAGATCGTGGATATTGCTGACCAAATGCCCATGGAGACCACGGATAAAGAAGGCAATACCAGGTTTGACCCTGCGTTCATCTCCTGGCAAAAGAACCGCATTGATGCCCGCAAGTGGGTGGCCAGCAAGCTAAAGGCCAAAAAGTATGGAGATACGGTCAAACACTCTGGCGACATCGAGAACCCATTGATTGTGGACGTGATGGCCAAAGAGGTAGTGACCAGCTTGGTGAAGAACATAGAGATGAAGCGCCAGCTCCAAAATGCAGGCTGAACTCCTCGACGAGATCAAACAAACCCTAGAGGACCCTGAGATACAGGGACACTTGGCCAAACTGTCTGCTGAAGACTTGGCCGCTTTCCAGTGGAGGATGAACTGGCTTACGAGCGCCCACGTCCACCAAATCGAGCCCCCAGGTGACTGGTACACAATTCACTTAGTATTGGCTGGCAGGGGAGCGGGAAAGACTCGCATGGCCGCTGAGACTATCGGCTGGTGGGCTTGGAGCCAACCCAAGACGCGCTGGCTGGTATCTGGCCCCACAAGTGCTGACGTCCGTGGAACCTGCTTTGAGGGCGATTCTGGCCTGCTTTCGGTAATCCCCTCTATACTAATAAAGGATTACAACAAATCCATTGGCCAGATTACTTTGGTCAATGAGTCCATGTTGATTGGTATCCCAGCGTCTGAGCCAGAGCGTTTCAGGGGTCCGCAGTTCCACGGGGCTTGGCTGGATGAGTTGGCCGCTTGGGATTACATTCAAGAGGCTTGGGACCAGATTCAGTTCGGTGTGCGCTTGGGTAAGAAGACCCGCATCATTGCGACCACCACACCGAGACCAAAAGACTTGATCGTTGAGCTGGTGGGTAGAGACGGTGACGACGTATGCGTGACGACCGCATCGACCTATGCCAACATTGCCAATCTCGCGCCATCGTTCCAGAAACAGATTCTCCAGTACGAGGGCACCAAGCTTGGCCGCCAAGAGATTCATGCGGAAATTTTGGACCCAGAAGACACGGGTATCATCAAGCGCAAGATGTTCAAGCTCTGGCCAAACGGACGGGAGTTCCCCAAGTTCGAGTACATCCTACAGTCTTATGATTGCGCCTTCACTGACAAGACTGTTAACGATGCCACGGCCTCCATTACCTTTGGAGTGTTCAAGCCCACAGACGGTCCCATGAGCGTGATGGTGATCGATTGCTGGCAAGACCGTTTGCAGTACCCAGACTTACGCCCCAAAGTTAAAGAAGAGTTTGAGGTTGCCTTTGGTGAAGGGAAGAACAAAAAGCGGGTGGACTTGATTCTGGTGGAGGACAAAGCCGCTGGCATCAGTCTTATACAAGACTTGAGACGGGCTCATTTGCCTGTGCATAGTTATAACCCTGGCCGAGCCGATAAGGTTCAGCGTTTGAGTATTGTCTCCAACATCATTGCCCATGGCCGCGTATGGATACCCGAGAGCGGTGTCAACAAAGGATATGTGAAGGACTGGGCTGAGGGAATGGTCAGCCAGATCTGTTCGTTTCCTGAGTCAGCACATGACGACTATGTGGACGCCATGACCCAAGCTCTGAGGTATTTGAGGGACAGTGGATGGCTGGACATCGACGGACCAGCACCAGAGCTGTACGACGAAGAAGACTTTGTGGACAGCGGACGTTCCAGAAGGCGTGAGAACCCTTATGCTATGTAAGCTAGACCCAAGGGCAAAACCCAGTCATAATGTGGGCATTCCCACCCTACGAGGTCAGAATGGCTGATAACTCCGCACTCGATTGGCTCAGAGCACAAGCCAACCAACCCACTGAACCGTTTGATCCCATTGGTAACTTGAAGCGCAATGTTCAGGGCGCCTTGTCTACTGTGGCCGCTGTTCCAAGTAATATCCAGCGTTTGGTCACTGACCCTGTGGCTTATGCCAAAAACCTTCCCAATCCAAGCCCTGAACAGTTAATAGGTGCATTCAATCCTTCCCACATTGGGATGGCTGGTATGGTCAAACCCCTGTACTCAGGCTTTGATAAAGCGCTTGAGGGATTGGAAAGAAACAAGGGAACTGGCCAAGAGTTCCTCAAAGAGTTGAGCAAAAAGCCTGGCGTCAAGCAGGCGGAGATTCAAGACCGTGGACTTGACAAAGTATTGGCTGACCTGCCCAAGGTTGACAAGGCTACTGTTCAAAAGGTTGTAGAGAAAAATCCCAAGCCTTATGTCAATCAATTTGTAAAGTACGATGATCCAACCAAGCATCCAGATTACGAAGCGGCTTATGTAGATGCTGTCAATGATTTAAGTGAAGACAGATATGGACGCCCCCAAAGGGTTGACCCTATTGAAGCACATCATAGGGCTACCGAAACCATAGGTGGACCTGCAAACTACGCACACATTCAATTGCCAGGCGGGGCAAACTACCGTGAAATGTTATTGAATTTGCCTTATCAAAAAGGACCTGAGTATTTTGGTCCTCACTGGGATGAGCCAAACGTATTGGCCCACATGAGGTTGAGTGACCGCGCTGGACCCAATGGCGAGAAGGTATTGCACCTTGAGGAGTTGCAGTCTGATTGGCATCAACAGGGTCGTGATAAAGGTTATAGCACAGAAGAAGTTGAAAAGCGCCGAAAAGAATTATCGGATTTGGCATCTCCTTATATTGAAAACAACAAAGCAATTCCAAAAGAAATTCATGATGAATTGTCATCATTGCCAACCAATTTTGCCCCACCTGACGCACCCTTCAAGAAGAATTGGGAAGAGCTTGCACTCAAGCACCTAATAAACCATGCTGTAGACAATGGATATGACAAGATTGCAATAACCCCAGGTGCTGTTCAAGCCGACCGATATGACTTGAGCAAACAAATTGCTAATGTCGAATACAACGAGCTTGGTGATCTTAGGGCATATGATCACAATGGCCGAAGAGTATTAAGTGAAAACGTGCCTCCTGAAAAGGTTTCAGACTATGTTGGCAAAGAGTTGGGATCAAAGATTGCCGAGAATCACGCTAACAGAATTCAAGCAAGAAGTGATTACAGGACAGCCATAAAGAATGATGCGCCTGATGACCAAGTGGATGCTTTATACCAACAGTATTTGAGCCACCCAACAGAATACTCTGGCTTAGACTTACAAGTTGGCGGTGAAGGCATGAAGGCCGCTTATGACCAGCGCATCCCTAACATTCTCAATAAGCTTGGCAAACCGTTTGGTGCACAGACCGAAATGAATGCTATGCCAATCAAAATAAACAATGGAATGCTTGTACCAAATGAAGTAGGTGGATACACTCAAACGCCTCCAGAAATGGGAACGCCTTTACATACTTTTGACATAACACCTGAAATGAAACAGCAGGTACAAACTGAGGGTTTACCCGCATACAAAAAAGGTGGAGCCGTGAAGATAACTGACAATCCAGACGCAATGTGGATGGACCTTCAAGAGCGTAAGTTTGCCGATGGCGGAGAAGTTGACCTCAGCAAGCCAGCATTTGTATATCCAAATCCAAAAGTTAATCCAAAGTTTTACGGCGATATCAATGATGTCAATGATCCAAGAACACTGGCATTTGCCAAAGGATTGCTGGGAACCGCTCCTGACGAATTGGGTACAAGCGTATTCAATCCAAACGCAGAAAGCATCAAGCAGGCTGGTGAAGCTGGATATGCTGGCAACATAGCGGCAAACGTCCTGCCTCTGGCTAGTGCAACAAAAATTCCACAAACAATTGCTAGAACTGGTTTGGAGGCGTTGTCTGATGCATCAATGGGTCAGGGCAATAAACTGTTGCGATCAGTTGTTCCCCAGCCAAAGTTTGCAGTTGAACCCACGGCAAAGTCTTTGGATTTAAGACCTTCTGAGTTTGATGCCTACAAAAAGGCTCAAGAGCAAATTGCAGAGTCTGGTGGAATACCGAGAACCATGAAAGATGTTCTTGGCGCAACTGGCGCAGAAGAGGACATTGCCAGATCAATGATGGCCAGCAAGCCATTGAAGGCAATTGGTCGAATACCAAATGCTTTACTTGAAGAGACAATGGCCAAGAGGAAGATGTACAGGGCAGAACCGAGGGTGACGCCTGGTCCTCAAGGTACGGAGCAAGAATGGGCTGATTGGGGCGCAAAGCATGGCGTCGATATGACGTTGAGTCCTGATGTTCCGTTGGGAATCTCTGACTTGACCACTGGACGAGAGATTAAGATACCAGGAGGCTTGGAAGGCAAGTTCACCATACCTGACCTGTTTAAAATCAAAGCCCAGAACATTGATCCGAATGCACTGCCAAAAGATGTGCATGACGAATTGATGCAGAAGTTCATCAGAACCCACAAGATTGACAATCCAGATCAAGTGGATATGTTCAACAGGTTGAACTTTGCTTTACTGTCTCCAAACGCTCCATTGACACCAAACGAGTTCTTGGCACAACGCGCCAGATTGGTTAACATGGATGAGTTGAAAGCTTTGGCCAGCCGAGTCAACGAGCCTGATCTGTCTAAGACTGCTGATATGCAATTGGGCGTGGGGGCCGCTGGACGTGGTGGTATGGGAGTACTTGGCACTGCTGACTTGGGTAATCAAGCTATGTTGGCGAAGTTGATTCTTGAAAAGCCTGAGATGTTCAAAATGCAACCAGGTGAAACAATGCGCGACGTTACAACCCGCGTTATGAATCAAGTCCCAGGGCTTGGACCGAAGACTGCATCGCTTGGTACGCCATGGCTTGACTTGGAGAAGGCCAATACTTCTGCTGTTGATTTGCATATGATCAACAACTCATACCATCGTTTGTTGGACGATCCAGATGTTGGTGAAGCTTTCAGAGAGCGTATGGCCGCTTTGTTGAAGACTGAACCCACCACAGAGGCAATCCTGAGCGTTGATCCTAAAAAGGTCAAAGAGGCGGCCATCAATGTGGTTGGTGGAACCCAACTTGGCCGAGCCTATAGGTTGAAGGGCGGACAATTAAACGATATCCCTAGTGTTGCCACTCCTGATAAGCTGGCATATGAGCCTAAGATATTCCAAGACTTTAACCCTTTCTATAGCAAAGTGGTTGATTATGTTGATCAATCACGCGGTCAAAACCCAATACTTGAGCTGTTCCCTGAACAGTGGAGGAAGTGGGACCAATACCGTGGACGCATTGAGCCCCATGAGTTTGCTCACCCTGACTACAGAAAGTTGCCAAGGCAATCATGGTCAGAGATGGCTGATGCCTTACAAGCACACAAGAATGCTGGCTATACGCAATCCACTACCCCAGTGATGAAGGAGGGGGATTGGCGTGAGCTTTACTATGGCGGTGGACTCCCACTTTCTTTGATGGGTGCTGAGGCCGCAAAAAAGAACAATCAAAAGAAAGATGGCGGCCCCATCAGTAAAGAAAAGATGTGGATGGAAATCCAAGACAAAAAGTTTAAAGGAAAATAATCATGGCCACCCAAATGCCTATTGAGCAGGATTACGGACGATTCGTTGATGGCATATCCGAGCCAGATGATGATGGAAACGTAATGGTAGAACTACCTCCAGAAAATGCTGACGTCATTGAGATGGACGACGGTTCTGCTGTTGTCAGCATGGCCGATGACCTTGAGGGACCCATGGAGGACGAAGACTTCTATGCCAACTTGGCTGAACAGTTTGACCCTTATGAGCTGGACAACATTGCAAGACGTTACCTCGATTTGATTGAGAACGACAAGCAAAGCCGTGAAGAGCGGGACAAGAAGTATGAAGAGGGCCTGAAAAGGACTGGCTTGGGCAATGATGCACCAGGGGGCGCCAACTTTATGGGTGCCAGCAAAGTGGTCCACCCTGTCATGGCCGAGGCTTGCGTGGACTTTGCATCCCGCGCCATTAAAGAGTTGTTCCCACCAGATGGCCCCACCAGAACTAAGATTCTGGGTGATGTGGACGAAGACAAGGTCAAGGTTGCCGAACGCAAACGCGATTGGATGAACTGGCAACTGACCGAGCAGATTGAGGAGTTCCGCGACGAACAAGAGCAGTTACTGACCCAACTTCCTCTTGGCGGCTCCCAATACATGAAACTATGGTACGACGAGAACAAAAAGCGCCCTTGCGCTGAGTTCGTGCCTATTGACAAAATCTACCTGCCCTTTGAGGCGGCCAACTTCTACACATCCCAGCGTGTGACTGAAGTCAACACCATCTCCAACTTTGAGTTCCAAAACCGTGTTCGCTCAGGCTTGTACCGCGACATCAGTTTGATTCGTGCGTTTGTTGAGCCAGAGATGAGCCACGCAGAGAAGGCCAACACAAAGATTGAAGGCAAGCGCTTTGAGGAGAATGAAGACGGCGTCAGAGACGTCTATCACATCTACACATGGCTCGAGCAAGACGAAGACAAGAGAACCAAGGGTAAATCAGCCCCATACATTCTCATGGTGGATAAGCTGGACGAAAAGTGTGTTGGCCTGTACCGCAACTGGGAAGAAGGCGACGACACATGGACCAAGTTGGATTGGCTGGTTGAATTTAAGTTTATCCCTTGGAGAGGTGCATATGCGATTGGTCTCCCTCATCTCATTGGTGGATTGTCCGCCGCCCTCACTGGTGCTCTTCGTGCACTCATGGACTCAGCTCATATCAACAACGCGGCCACCATGCTCAAGCTCAAGGGTG